GACCAGTCTATAAAGTGTATGGCTATATGGCTTTCGCTCCTGCTTTATGTGGCAAATTCAACAGGGCATGGATGCGTGATGCCTTTGAACCCTTATCTTTAGTTAACTGCTTAACATGTTTGAGAATAATGAAGTCCGCCAAAGGAGATAAAGCAAGTGGAGTAGAGGAGGAGTAATATGTCAGGAACACGATCAGGCGGCAAGCTGACCGCTAAGACTAATAAGCACCTATACGGCAAGAACTTTTATGTCAATATTGGTGCTAAAGGTGGAGCCAAGAAGAACCCTGACAAGGGCTTTGGAACCAACCGTGAACTTGCCAGGATCGCCGGCGCTAAGGGTGGTAAGAAATCGAGGCGGACGAAGTGAACGTTGCCTCACTGCCTCTGTGCAAGGAGCTGTACGAGCTGAGTGGGTGGGATGGTGTTACTCAATATCACAGTGTTGCGGATGCACCCGACAATATCCCCGCCTATGACCTCGGCTACCTGCTGCGGAAGCTGCCGAATAGTTTGCCGTTCAAGTTCTATGGTGGTAACTCGACAAATCCTTATACCTTTCAGCTACGCAAAAACAAGGCGTACTGGCTCGCTTGCTATCCATCAACAGAGTTACAAGAGGCAGCAGACACCCCCGAAGACGCAGCGGCCAAACTTGCCATCGACCTGTTCAAGCAGGGGATACTTAAAACGGATACCCCCGCTTAATAGCGTCCTCATCAAATTGCCACAGCTGTCCGGTTTCACTATCCCTCATGTAGTACCTGTTGAGTTGCATTGTGTGTCTCCTGTTAACAATCACAGCTTAGCAATATAGTTGACAAATCACAGTGAAAATACTCTCACATTGACAAAACAACATATTTTTGCTATTATTACAAATGTTATGAAAACATTACAAACAAATATAACCATCAACCATTTCGAACTCGGCACCATTCAGGAACCCTTTACCACCCCTGAGCCAACCGACTTCACTGTCTACCGCGACGGCCAAGTCGATCGTGAATGGCAGCGCAGACAGCGATTCTCACGAATTTTTAACGGGTTCTCGCACGTTTTAGCATCCAGTGCGGTAAAAGTCATTGAAATCGCCGACGAACTCGTCATAGAGGCTCACAAAGCCTTAGACGCAAAATAGTGCAAATAACCGTTTTTGGTGTATAGTGCGGGCGAGGGCCATGTTGTGTCCGCGAGCCTGACGGGTGAGGGTACCCCTCGCACCCTGACACTTATAGCGTTTCGGGTATGGCTAAACATTAGACCCGATAAAACCCAGGCTGCCCCCATGATCCACCCAAACGTGCAGACCCCGTGGAGCCCATCCCCTCGGGGTCTCTTTTGTGGAAAACGCTGTGGCATTGTGGATAAGTGAGATTTTTTATACCAAGTAGAACGTGGTAGAATATGAGGCACGAGAGTCGCAGGTATCGCAGCTATACGGCCCTCGTAATTAATACTTAAAGAGGGTAGACAGCCTTGGTATAGGGTGGTATATTAGTGCCAGCGATACTTACGACTCAAAGCCCTCAGAAATGGGGGCTTTTTCAATGGAGCAGCGCAAGGATGGGTAGCGGGTTCTATATCCAGATCACCAACGGTCTGCTTGACCCTAAACACGTTGAGGCAATGGGTGAGGCGGTCTGGCTGTACATGTGGCTGGTAGACAAGAGCACGAGCCAGAATGAGAACGGTGAGGGCAAGGTGCTCGGCAACAAGCCGATAGTGTACGAAAACGATATCGAACCGGCGCTCGGAATACCACGACGTACATACACCCGGTGGATTAGCCGGCTACGTAATGCGGGGTATATTAAAACTCTAAGAACACCCGCAGGGCTCATAATCGTTATTACAAAAGCTAAAAAGCGCACAAAAAAGGGAAGTGCCAAATCCGCACATCACCAGATAAAAAAGAGCGATGTGCCAAAAACGAACATCCCGCCGAGTGATGAGCCAAATCGGCCCACTGATGAGCCAAAAACGAGCATCGATGAGCCAAATCGGCCCATCCAATATATAAAGAATAAGACTATACAGGGACTAAACAAGGACTATATATCTACTGACGTAGATATAGGCGACTTGTCAGCCGCCGGGTTCAAAGAACTCGTCAGTAAACTGTATTACCAAGTCATCAAAGTGCTCGACATCCCAAAACTTAACAACAAAAATATCCGGGGCTGGATTGACGAGATGGCGTCAGACCCGGAAAAAGAAAAGGTTATTAATTACCTGTTGTTCCTGCGTGACCAGTACAAAACCACGCACTGGCGCTACAAACCGCAGATCACCGAAGCCATGCACATTTACAGCAAGCGGGCGAAGATACGGGAAACGTTTGCCGAGCACATCAGACAAGACACTAAGCCGAAAGGGAGAGGATTCACGGTTGGGAAATGACCAGATACATCGTCAAAACGTTTGATAACAGGGAATATAACATCGATTCAGAGGACGCAATGAAACTGATTGAAGCATGGAAAGACGCCGAGCGCCCGTTTCCGGTAGACCTGGGCGGCGAAGCCATAAACTCCGCCAGCATAAAAACCATCGAGCCACGGGCAGTCAGTGAGCTTGACACACCGGAACTGTTCAGGCGTCAGGATGAAGCTACCAAACGCCTAGAAGCCGGCACGCGCTGCAGGGGGCAATACAGCATCCAGAAAGAAATCAACGACATCGCCCGTCAGGAGGGTGGGCGTAAGTGGGCAAAACTGATTCGTGATAACAAATGGCGCGAGAAAACGAGACTGAAGCTTGGAGAAACACCAGCCTACTGGTGCGACTACCGGGCAGGAGAGTGTGCCTGCGAGGCTGATTACATCAGTTACAAAGCGACGTTTGATCGGAGTTTGGTATGAGAAAAGAAACAGACCACTTAAGGGCGGCCAAGTTCTTCAAGGATGCCGAGAAACCATATCAACCACCAGAACACCAGCACCAATTCACAATTCCAGTGGAGTGGTCTGGATATGTAAACATTGACCCTACATCTGACTATGCAGGCGAGAGTGAGTATGGTGTTACAAAACTACACTGCTCCTGCGGCGAGGAGGTAGAGCGGTGAGCTTAGACGACAGACTGAGGGAGATACTGACAGAACGCTACGGATTTGCTGAGCACCAAGGCGACATGGCTGATTTGATCATAGCTCAAATCAAACGGGCATTTGCTGAGGAGGGGTACCAGAAAACCGTGTTTACCCACTACCCAATGGAAATAACCCAAACAATTTACGACCTACACGATGAGCGAGGCCGTCCAGTCATGACAGGCCAAGAGTGGTACGACAGGTTCCAGAAAGAGTACACACAGCTACTGATGGAGGGACACGCCCGTAAACACCGGCTAGCCGCAGGAGCAGTGTACAGACTCGCCGCCCAACGCGCCGCCGCCCTCGACGAACCAGCTAACTTAGACGACGATGTACTGGTAAATCCCAAAGCATGATACAATCGCAAATAACGTAAGCTGTAACGGAAGACCGAGTGGCAAATTCTACGAAACGAGGGGGCAAAAAGGGCGGGGCAAAGGCACCGGCACTACGAGGGCGCCCAAGCAAATACACCAAAGAGATAGGGGACGAAATATGTGATCTGATAGCCCAAGGGTACTCCTTGCGCAGAGTCAGAGAAACGTTACCAAGTTGTCCAGACCTAAAGACGGTGTTTGCTTGGTTCAGAACACAGCCAGAATTTCTCCAACAATACACACGCGCCAAAGAAGATGCGGCCGACCTGCTGGTAGATCAAATGCTTCACCTCGCTGACACCGTTGACGACATGAACCCCAACGCCGTCAACAAAGCCCGCTTACAGGTAGACACCCGCAAATGGATAGCCATGAAACTAAAGCCCAAGAAATACGGCGACAGGGTAGACCTCACGACTGACGGTAAAGAAATGCCTGCACCGATACTCAACATATTCGCCAAAATCGGCCAAAATGATACCACAAAAGAGATAGACAAGCCGATAATTGAGGGCGAGGTGTCGGAAAATGCCGGGGATATACAAAAAGGCAATATCATGGATGATATAAATGGATAGTTGTGGCACCTATGACCACACTTATTTACTTGTCGATAGGTCAGCAGGAACCTATGACGAACCATACACTGAGTATTATGTCTGTGTAGACTGTGGGGACACCCAAGAAATCAACTACAAGCCCGGGAAGTTATGGGTGTTATGACGCACATTACTCATTTCACGACACAAGAGGGCTCTGACTAGTGTTCACCGCCACCACCGCCACCAACAAGATCATCCGCATGGACAAACGTATACGTTTACTCGCCGGCGGTATGCGGGCCAGTAAGACCATCTCAGTGCTGCTATACCTCATAGCGAGAGCACAGACCGACAAGACTCCTACGCTCACATCCGTTGTATCGGAATCATTTCCACACCTGCGGCGCGGCGCTATAAACGACTTCAGGAACATTATGACCCAACACAGGTACTGGAAAGACGAACGCTGGAACGTCCAGAGCTCAACCTACACATTCGAGACCGGCAGCAGGATTGAGTTCTTCTCTGCCGATATGCCAAGCAAGGTACGCGGGCCCAGTCGTGATCGGTTATTTGTCAACGAGGCCAACAACATCAACCAGGAGAGCTGGGAACAGCTGTTGTTCCGTACCAGAGAGTTCGCTTTTGCCGACTGGAACCCGGTTGGTGACTTCTATATGTACGAGGACTATGGCCTGGATGACGAGCACGAACCGACCAGCAGCGACGACCGTGTTGACTTTTTAATTCTCACCTACAAGGACAACGAAGCATTAGAGGCTGCTATTGTTCAGGACATTGAGCGCAAAGCCGCTATCAACCCGAACTGGGGCAGAGTGTATGCAGAGGGCAAGCGAGGTGACATGGCCGGCAAAATCTTTGGTGGCTGGAAGATATACGACGAAGTACCGCATGAGGCACGTTTAGAGGTACGAGGCCTCGACTTCGGTTACGCACTAGACCCGGCAGCACTGTGTGACATCTACAGCTACAACGGCGGCTACATCATTGACGAGCTGGTGTATCGCAAGGGCATGAAGAACCGGCAGCTGGCTGACGTTATCCTTAACCAATCCGATCCTAACGTGCTCACCATAGCTGACTCAGCAGAGCCTAAAAGTATCGCTGAGATGGCCGAGTACGGTGTCAACATCATTGGAGTGGAGAAGAAAGGCACAGCCGGAGTTAACTTCACTAATTCCGCCATCCAGTGGGTACAGGGCCAGCGGATGGGGCTGACCAAGAAGTCTGTCAACTACATCAAGTCGTACCGCAGCTTCATGTGGCAGACCGACAAAGAGGGCCACGTTATACCTAAATACGACCACTACGAGTCTGACGGCATGATGAGTGTGGTCTACGGCATGACCCACTTCCGGCCGCGTCAGAGCGAGACAACGGTATTAAGCACCGGCAACTTTGCCCAGTTATTCAGTTAAAGGAGGAAGTATGTCAGATATAATAACAGATGAAACCACTCGAGAAGAACTCATCGAACAGCTCAAAAGGCGCGACGAGGTAATTCAAGGCCTGCGTATTAGGCTACAGCAAGCAGAGGAAGCAGTTATAGACCTAGTTAACCAGCGTATGGAACTGAGGAGCAAACAATGAAAGCCCAGGATTTTCAAAATTTCAACAACAACCGAGCCGAAGCCATCGCTAAGCTGCAGGAAATATGCGTCTTCTTAGGCCTCGACTACGAATACACTGAGAAGCTGTTTAAGATCAAGCTACCCGCCGTCGAAGAAATGCCGGTGACTACCAACGTCGTACAACGCCGCAAAACCTTTGATATATCCAGCTGGGGGCCGCCCGGGGTCGATGAGACAGTAGAAGCAGAAGACGGTGAACTCCCAACTGAACTACCCGAAGCTACCACCCCACTGACAGAGGGAGAACCACCCGTCGGTGACGATGAAGACAACTGGTGCCCCCGCTGCGGTGAACCACACGAGGAGGGGAAGCACAAAATATGAGCGTACTCAACGACATCAAGGCTTACATTATCGCTATTACCAAGAAAAAGTACGGTGAGGCTGACTACAAAGTCGACTGGGACAACCGCCTCGTTACCGGCAAGGGTACGACGTATAAGATCATTGTTGTAGACGACAATCTGACTCATGTGAGGGTAGAGAAATGACAGCAGTAATAGATGGTGTAATAGTCACGGGTACCGTAGAAGAAATTAGCCAGTTAATCAAAATTCATAATAGTAAAACTGTAATCGGTACCACTCCAATACCGCCATATATAACAAGAACAGGGACTATCGGTGGCGGTATACCCGATGCCTATAAATCGACTGGAGTTAACCATGGCTGATCCCAACGACATGACCAGTATTGAAGCCGCCGCCCTGATACTCAGTAACGGCGAAACCACCGACCCGGAGCAGGCTCAGTTAATTGCAGACGGCAAGGTCTTTGACTTGGATAAGATGAAGCGGGCGCACCTGCGTCGTATGATGGGCTTTGACTTTGACCTGAAATTCACCCACCGTAAGTTCTACGTCAGAAGCAAGCAGCCACCATTTGTCACGGCTCAGGCCAGCTATGAGGGCGACCCGTGGGAACCGGAAGCCATTGATAAGCTGGTTGGCGCCTGCCTGACACTAAAGAACCGCTACGAAGCAGCCAAGAAGAAGCAGGACACATGAACGCAGTCATTCACTACGGCACAGTCACCCGCATCATCCCGCTCGATGACAATATCATCCAGTATGAGGAGAGTAAGATTGTCAGTGGTGAAGCTACGAAACAAACTACCGTCTTCCAGCAGTCCCTGTTTGTCAAAAACGAACAGGAGGCACTCGCTGAATTTCTGAAGCTATTGGATGACGCCAGAACCGGTGCCATTAAAGACCCCGGCATCCAGTGTTTTACTGACGCAACCGGCACAATTGCCCGCATAGAGAAAACCTGGTCAATACAAAAAATTTGACAACAAACGTAAACGTGTTAAATTTCTAACAGAATCATTGCCAGGCCATAACGCCAGCAGCGAACAACCTTATAAGAGGAACGCGTGGCCGGCAAGACCCCTTTTTTGAACAAATCAACTGCCCTGGATGCCTACCAGGAATCTAAGAAATGGCTGCGTCCCTACTTCGACCCGATTGAAGAGTTTGACCGCATAGCCAGAAACCGCCCCTCCCCACGCATACCAACGGAACTGCCCAAAGTCACTGATGGCACCATGAGCGCGATTGTGCAGGAAACGCCCAAGCGCATCGTCCAGCAGGTCAGTACCGGCAAGGTCGAGTGCAAGGCCTACCCGGAATACGCCAAGATCGCTGATATCGTACATCGCGACGAACTGATACCATCCGCCCGTCAAAACGGCTCATACTTGCAAAAGAGCTGGGTCATGCTCAGTAAGGCCCTTACCCATGGCCGCAGCACCAGCTACACCTTTTATACCGAAACCAACGGCCGGTTCTATACCGACTTCGTCATCCCCTACGTTAAAAACATCATCACTGAAAAGGGCAAGGTGTTCGCCCCCGATTGCAACTTCCGCTTTTTAGAGGCCTGGTACCAGCGTACTGATCTAAAGGCCATTATCTCTACCGAAAAGGCCCGCCAGGCTAAAGATAAGCACTACAAGAGCGACTGGAACCTGCAGGCGCTGTCTGATCTCATTGAAGCGGGCGCCAGCGCCAAGCCGGCTGACGAACAAACCCCGGCAGAAGTTGAAAAGGGCGGCGATGCCGGCGGGTACAAGATCATCCACTGTTTCCAAACCGGCAAGAACGCCGAGTCCTACAGCATTGATACCAAGGGCAACATATTGCGCACCAAGGTCAGTAAAGACCCGCGGGGCCAGATGCCCTTTGATGACCTGTACTGCAACATTGACCTGTCTAACCCGGTCGGTGTCGGTGTCGTTGAGCGCAGCGGCGGCGTGCAGAACCTGATGGACCAGCAGCTGCAGATGTTCAGCTTCGATACCGTCATGGGCATGGCCCCGCCAATTAAGAAGTGGGGCAACGTCAACATGGCAACCGTTAAGCACCTGCCCAACGCCGTGTGGGACATGGGGGGCAACAAAGCATCAGGTAACGACGTCGAACCCTACACCAGCGCCAACCCGTTCACCGCCAACTTCGTTAACAACTTTCAGCTGCTGCAGTCCAAGATATATAACCTTAACAACTCTCAGGACACCTCAATCGGTGCGGCGAGTGGTAACGCCGGACAATCCAAGACCCAAGCCGGCGTCAACGCTCAGATGGAACGGCTCGGGGTATCCGATAATTACCTGCGCAAACAGTACGAGGACTGGCAGGGCGCTCAGAGCGAAACAGCCCTTAACATCTTCTTTAGTGAAATGACCGGCACCAAAGACATTGCGCTCAGTAAGGACGACCTGCGTGAGTTCGAGGGCACCCAAGCCGTCAAGTTTATAAAAGAC